TAACCAAAAAGTTGGAACCTTGTGAGTGGACATCTTCCGATGCGTGGGTTCGTGGCATAGCAGACCTGTTGATACTGGATGAGGAAAACAAGACCGCTTGGGTGGTTGACTACAAGACCGGTAACAACAAGTACCCTGATAGAGGGCAGTTGGAGCTGATGGCGCTCATGGTGTTCGCTCTGTACCCTAGTGTGAACACTGTTCTGTCCGCGCTGCTGTTTGTAGTAAAGAATTCAGTAGTGAAGCATAAGGTAGAGCGTAGTCAAGAAGATGCGCTGTGGTGGGCGTACAGGGAGCGTACTGCTCGTATTGAAGCGTCACACAGCAACAACGTGTGGAACCCCAAGCAGTCAGGGCTGTGCCCGTGGTGCCCTGTAAAAAGTTGTGAGTTCAATCCCAGACACTGAGGAGCTAAAAATGGCTTACGTAAACAAACCCCGTCCGTATAAGAAAGAGTACCAGCAGGACTTGAAGAATGGTATCTCCGGCCCAGACTCACGCCAGCATGAGAGGCAACGCGCCAGACGTACGCTGGATAAAAAAGGTGTGGATCGCGCTGGCAAAGACATAGACCACATCAAACCCCTGCGCGACGGGGGTAAATCTACCCCCGGCAACCTTCGTTTGCGCAGCAAGAAAGCCAACGAAAGCGATAACGGTAAATAGCAATGCAAATAATGGACAATAAAGCGCTGGTGTTTCGTACGAAGTACCCCGACAAGTACGAAGTCATACCGCGCAGCAAGTATCTGGGGGAAGTAAAGAAGGGCGTGCATGAAGTAGCTGTGTATTGGGGGCTGGATGAAGTTCGTGTCCTGAAGAACTTGGGCGTGCGCGATGTGCCATCCCCCATATTGCGCGACTACGATTGGCCCGGTAAGTACAAGCCGTTCAACCATCAACGCGAAACCGCAGCATTCCTCACAATGAACAAGCAAGCGTTCGTATTTAGTGAGCCGGGTACAGGCAAGACACTCGCCGCTCTATGGGCAGCGGACTACTTGATGAAGCAAGGTAAAGTACGGCGCTGCCTCATCCTGTGCCCCTTGTCTATCATGCACGCGGCATGGTTGGCTGACATATCAAAGAGCGTAGTCCATCGTACAGCCGCTGTTGCCTACCATTCAAAAGGAGAGCGCCGTAAGGAAGTCATAAGCAAAGGGTACGAGTTCGTTATCTGCAACTATGATGGGCTACCGCTAATTGCAGAAACCATAGCTAAGGACGGGCGCTTTGATTTAATTATCGGGGATGAGGCAAACGCTTGGAAGAACGTGTCTACCAACCGCTGGAAAGTATTGAACAAACTTATTACGCCTCAGACGTACGCGTGGCTGATGACAGGTACTCCAGCAGCGCAATCTCCAGAGGATGCCTATGGTTTGGCTAAGTTAATAAACCCTAATGGGGTGCCTCGTTTCTCCTCTGCTTGGAAAGACAAGGTAATGCGGCAAGTAACAAAGTTCAGGTGGGTTGCAAAAGATACAGCACATTCAGATGTACACACCGCGTTACAACCAGCAATACGTTTTACCAAGGCACAGTGCCTTGACCTGCCGCCAGTTATAACCACGGTGCGGGAACCAGAGCTTACACCGCAGCAAGTAAAGTACTACCGCATGCTGAAGGATCAGATGCTTGTGCAGACAGCGGGGGAAACAATTTCAGCCATCAATGCTGCCGCTATCGTAAACAAGCTGCTACAGATTTCCGCAGGGGCTGCGTATACGGACACGAGCGAAGTAGTGGAGTTTAACTGCGCTCCACGGTTGCGGGTACTAAGTGAAATTTTAGATGAAACAGATAAGAAAGTTCTCATATTTGCCCCGTATAGGCACAGTATCGACACGATAGGGGCGTACCTTGATAAGGAGGGAATCAGCAACAGGAAAATTCACGGTGATGTATCAGCATCAAAGCGCACTATGATATTCAGCGAGTTTCAAACTACAGACACGCCTAGGGTTCTCATCATCCAACCTCAAGCCGCATCGCATGGGGTAACGCTCACCGCAGCAGACACAGTTGTGTTCTGGGGGCCGGTCATGTCAGTTGAAACTTACTTGCAGTGCATAGCTCGTGCGGATCGTGTAGGGCAGGTAGGAGCAAAGGTAACGGTGGTTCACATACAAGCTAGTGATATAGAACGCCGCATGTTCAAGCAGTTAAGCACTCGCGTTGATAGCCACGACCTGTTTGTGCAGCTCTACAATGAAACGCTTGCAGAAACCAAAATAGGGGTGTAAAGTATTTGACTAGCAGCACATAAAAAAGGAATACACATGACAACAGAAGAAGTAGTACCGATGGATACGCTGGCACGGGTATACCTCAAGATGCGTAACAAGATAAGCATACTTACCCAAGCGTACGAAGTGGAAGTAGCCGTACTAAAAGAGCAGCAAACCGCCATAACCAACGCTATGCGCGAACAGATGAAAGCGCTAGGGTCTAAGTCAGTTAAGACCGATAACGGCACGGTTATGATGAAGTTGACTACGCGGTATGTAACGCATGATTGGGATTCATTTAAGCAGTTCGTGTTTGAGCACAAAGCATTGGAGTTGATGGAGCGCCGCATTGCGCAGCGGAACATGGCGCTGTTCCTGTCAGATAATCCGGGGCTCGTACCTCCCGGTCTTAACTCTGAGTCTGAGTACGAAATTTCAGTTAGAAAACCAACATAGGAACATAGGATACAAAATGGCTAACAATCTTACATTCAATCCCACACAGCTCCCTACCTTTGCGCGTAATCGCAGTGGGGATTCGTCACTGTCTAAAGCCCTAGCTGGCGGAGCAAGTAGCGGCGGCGGATACCCGCATCGCATCTCTATCAAGGGCGGCGTATTTCGTTTGATCGCAGACAGTAAACAGATCGCCGCTCTGGAAGAGCGTTACATGGACGCTGTGATTGTAAATGCGGCCCCAAGCGTGCAACGTCAGTTCTATGCTGCCAAGTTTGATGAGACTGCGACCACGGCTCCTTCTTGCTGGTCTTCTGATGGCACTAAGCCTGATGCAGACGTACGCGAGGCACCTTCTACCTCATGCGCCATGTGCCCTAATAACATCAAAGGTTCAGGTACTGGGGAGAGCAAAGCATGCCGTTTCCAGCAGCGCATTGCCCTTGTGCTTGCCAATGATTTAGAAGGCAACGTGCTGCAGTTGGTTGTCCCCGGCAGGTCTTTGTTTGGTAAGGAAGACGGCGGTAACTACCCGCTTCAAGCATACGCACGCTACTTGGAAGCTCAGAAGATTGAGCCTAATGAGGTTGTAACGCGTATTAGGTTTGATACTGACGAAGCCTCCCCCAAGCTATTCTTTAAGACTGCTCGTTGGCTTACAGACGATGAGTTTGCTATTGTAGACGGGCAAAAGGATACTTCCAACGCCAAGGCTGCTGTGCTTATGAACAGCAAGACCCCGGCTACTACTGCTGCCCCCGCCGCACGAATTGCAGCTCCTGTACAACAAGAGGAAGCGGAAGAAGAGGCACCTAAGCCCAAGGTCAAAGCTAAGGCCAAGCCCAAGGTGGAAGAGCCGGAAGACGAAGAGCCCGTAGTACGTAAAGCCGCAGAAACCCCCACCATTCCAGCGCGTAAGGGTATGGCTAGTATCGTAGCTGAGTGGGATACGGACGACTAATAACAAGAAAGGACACGGGGGCTTCGGCCCCCGGTTTCATTATGGCTTACTCTACTACATTGATTTCTAGCACGCACAAAGCGCCGCAGTCTGCGGGTAACAAACTCGGACGGCAGGCCATAAGACTTAACTTTTCCGTAATTCGTATAGCGAAAGCTACCGGGGCGACAAGACAAACTGTGTACAACTGGTTTATAGGCAAGCCCGTTGCCCCATACTACGCCCCTCGTGTTACGTCCCTTATTGAAATACTTAGCTCCGCAGACACAGCGGAACACGCTTGGAGGAAAGTATGCTCAAAATTCGCCCTGAAAGCCTGACGCCTGATGAACTGCTGCGGATGGCAGACCATGAAGTTGCTTGTGGTAACTATCTCCCCCTTGACTGGCAGAAAGCTCTCGTACAGCAGATATTCAAACTGCGCGATGCACTAGACGCCCACGCATAAAACACCTGAAGGGTACACATGAAACCGCTAGAGTTCATCGCGGCTGTAGTGCCGTCGGCGGGTGTTTTGTGCGTGGCGGAATTCAGCAGCAATAAGAAACAGCATGTCTACGTAGCCAAAGTAGAAGAACTAGAACCCGTAATAAAACAATTCAACGACGATAAGTACGATACCTACTTTGCACTAGCCAGTTTCGTAAAAGCCGGTACGCGTACGACGGATAACGCCCTATACCTGAAGTCTGCCTTTATGGACATAGACTGCGGCATAGGGAAACCGTACATGACCAAGCAGGATGGCGCTACAGCGCTGGATACTTTCCTGCAAGATACTGACGTTGGGCTTCTTGGCAACCCGTGGGTTGTTTCCTCCGGTGGGGGGCTGCATGTCTACTGGCCTTTTACCGAAAACATACCGGTGCGGGAATGGAAGGCTGCGTCTGAGAACCTAAAGCGCTTGTGTCACAAGCACAATTTTCAGATCGACTACGGTGTTACTGCCGATGCCTCACGGGTACTGCGCGTACCTGAAACGTCCAACTGGAAGAACCGCACTAGCCCCCGCAAGGTAAAGATTCTTTCTTCCGGTGGTACGTTTGACTTTGGCGCATTCAATACGGCTGTACAAGCAAAGTTGGGCGGTTCCTCAACCACTGCTCCCGCGCAAGCTACAGACGCAGGTATCCTCGGTACGCGTCCTACACGCAGTAAGGATAAGCCCACGGCAACGCGGCTGAAGATGGTGTCTAACAACGTCACGATATTCAAGAATATCCTAGTAAAGACTGAGCAGGGTTCTGGCTGTTTGCAGTTGAAGAACTACATAGATAACGCAACTGACGAGAACATGGAGCCCCTGTGGGTTGGGCTGCTGTCTTGGACTATGAAGTGCGAAGATGGGGAAGGTGCGGCGAAACTACTTACCGAGATGCACCCGTACACTGAAGCGCGTATGCGTAGCAAGCTGCGCACTATTAAGGGCCCCTACAAGTGCTCTGACATGGATGGACGCCGCCCCGGTCTGTGTACCCAGTGCCCACATTGGGGGAAGATAGCTAACCCGCTAGCTCTGGGGGTTGAGTCGGTAACGGAGACAACAGAGAAAGAGATCGTACTACCCACTGACGGCGCTGGCATAAAGATAATGCGCCCAACGCCGCCCAAGGACTTCTCGTATGGCGCTAAAGGTGGGGTGTATAGGGAAGTAGAAACAACAGACGAGCAGAAGAACACCGTAAAGAAGAAGTTCTTAGTGCTTCCGTACGATATGTTTGCCGTGGACATACTGAACGTAAACAAGGAGCACTTTGTGTACATGCTGGCTATGCGCCCGGAAGGTTCTATCCAAGTGACGCTGCAGCAGAAAGCAGTTGTAAGCAAGGACGACACGGTAAAGGCGCTGGCTTCACAGAACATCATCGCTGCATTCGGCGCAGGTAATGACAAAAACCTGTTTGACTATGTGCGTGGCTGCGTGGAGAGCATTTCTACCTCTAAGAGGGCGATCAATGTTCCTACAAGCTACGGGTGGCAACCTGATGGCGGCTTCGTTGCAGGCGGTAAGATATTCATGCCGAACGGGGAGGTGCAGCAGATACCCATGCCGGGACTGGAGAACATAACCCACGCAACTAGACCCGCTGGATCGCTGGATAACTGGCGCAGGTTTCCCCAGATGCTCGTTGCCAAAGGGATGTACGAGGTGCTGGCGCTGGGCTGCGGCGTGGGGTTTGGCTCCCCCATGATG